CTCTGAATGTTTTACTAACCTGAAACTCCATCCTGAAATTCTTCGTCTTAAACATGGTGGACACTTTCCACAAGGGAACGGAACATACCCGGTTGTTACTCCGTTTACTATATCCAGTTTCTTGTAAAATGGTGTTATACATCTTGTTGACATATTAAAACATTGGTGTTCCAAACTTAGGCATTGGTCGTACTGCTCTGATCTTGTTATACACCTGACAATACAATGTATCTTGGTTTTCATCTGTTACCGCAAATATGCGGTTTACCTGAGCTGGTGTACACTCAATAAATGTTTGGTTTAATGCTGGTTGATTTGCAAAAATTCTACCCAAATGCCAGTAATCTAAACTGGTTCTAAAATCACCAGCTACTCTACTTGGATTAAACTTGTATTCTGCATATCTGGGTACATATCCAAATGTATCATTGCCAGTTGCAGTATAAGAATAAATCTCGTTGTTAGTTACTGGTTGTTCTCCGATATGTGCAAATGAAGGCCAAAAGAAATCAAGCGGATCATTTTTAAGGTATGTTTTTGGAATGCCTTGCTGGTAAGCAGTTTTTGGCATAACGGACATAATTCCAATAATGTATCCATGTTCTTCACAAAAATAATTACCATATTTTCCAGTTGATACTGCTACTCCGTGACCTGCCATACTACCAGTAACTGGTGAAGCTGCTACATCAGGATCGCCAGGCTCAAATGTACCGGCTGTATTTAATACCTCTGAAATAATTACCGGTGTTTTAATACCGGTGATATATTCGGGTCTTTGCAATCTTGCGTCTGATGACTTTACTCCGAAATGCATTAAGATATTCTCAATATATCTTGTTCCGCCTCTTGCGTTTTTCTCTAACCATTCTTGCAATCTAAATGCACGACGCAAATCGTTAATTGTTGTTGCGCCTACTTCCAAGTCGTCTAAACGTGCAAAGAGTTGATTGTTTAAAATTGTTGGTTCGGGAGATAAAATGTTTTGTACATCTGCATTATTTCCTACTGCTGCGGTTAATGTTGATGGGCCAATCAAGTTGTTAATAAATACTTCTGCGTCACCGCTTACTGTTCCAAGTGGAATATCTACTGCTGCGCCTTTTTGAGCAAATGGCAATGAACTAGTAAAATAGTCATGTTCCCATGCGCGATTGCGCATTGCAAACCACTTGTTAACCTCTGCCCAAGTAGGATTGTTTGATCCGTCATTTAATTTATAGTCAATTGGTGGAATTAAATTTTGATCTCTGTAATATTCGTTGTAAATAGCCTGATAGGCTGCGAAGGGTAATGCGTTAATTTGAACATTAACAGAACCATTTGGAGGTGGTGGCACACCCATATAATCTGCAAACTTTGGAAGGTTAGAAGTCCAATTAGGTGACTCAACTGGTCTTAAATTAAAAGAATCTAAATATGGTAATACATGCGGAGAATTGGCATCTACTATGAACTTTTCCCAATTATCCCATACAATGCGGTTTGGTACAAAGAAATAATGTACTGATACATCAATTCTGTGCATAACTGGTGCAAGTAGGGGAGCAAACCTGATAAGGCTATCGCATCCAATTTGAAAGCTGTCTCCGGGTACACATTCCTGGACTAATACTGGGGTTAGTTGACCCATTTTTGCTGACATTTTCACATCATGTGAAAGGTCAAATACGTTTTTTTTTGGTTTGTTAACCTGAACTGAATTAAAAAGATTTGGCTTTGCCATGTTTTTAAGTGTTTTTGTTTATTAATTACAATCTAATTCCACCGCGACTAACATAATATGTACGCTGTTTCTTTGTCCGGCTGCGGGTTTTACGACTTCTCTTACTGTAAAGTCTGCTGCGTTTTCTTCGCATTTTGTTGATTTTTAATTGTTTATAATTGTATTTAACATAATGTTTTTCCTATAATTTATATTCTGATAATAAAGATGTTACGTAGCTTAATTCTAACCAAATTTTAATATCCACATTTGTTGATATCCCCTACCCTATCGGGTAGGGGAGTTATTTAATCTTGTTCGTCTTCTGACTGACCAAATATGCTATTCCATAAACTCTTTAATTTTTGTCCTGTTTGCTTTGCGCCATCTGTGGCTAGTCTGCCCATTGCGTCTATATAATTTTGTAATCTTTTGTTTGCATTCTCTGGGTCCATTGCAAACTGGGCTAATAACCAATCCAATCGAGTTGAATTATTAGTTAACCCGGCTTCTTTCCATACTCGGTTCAATTTTGTCAGGTTTCCTTGTTCTATTAGTATTTGCTTGGTTGCTTTTATGTTTTCTAACTTAGCTTTATCGTTAGTAGTTTGTTGCTCTATGTTTAATGCTCTTTGTACTGCTACATTGATATCTGCTGTATTTCTGAGTTCTCTACGTGCATTTTCTGAAATGCTAAATTGAGTTTGTTGTCTCATTGCTGATATTGCAGCTGCATTTTTTTCTAAGTTTGATTCAAGCATTTTTTCGACATAGGGTAGTCCTTTAGCGTCTTTTACATTTCTTATTCCTTTATTTATGTTTTCTAGTTTTAGTGCCTCTAATTGTTCTTTACCTACATTGATTGTATTTTGTCTTTGCTGTGTTCCTAGATATTGGTCTATAATTTGACCGAAATCAAATTGTGGTGCTTGTGGGCTCCATTGTTTCATATCTGACTTTTGTACAGCCTGGGCGCTATGTGTAGCGCCGTTATTATATACTAAGTTTGGATTAAGACCAGCTGCTTTTAATCTTGCCATTTGTTGTAATGGGCTGTTATACTCGTTTTGCATTGCCCAGTCGGCCAATGCGTCTTTACGTTGTACTCCGTACATTCTTTCGTTCCACTTGCGTGTTGCTGTGTTCATTCCGCCTTGAATGCCGGAATTAATTAGTTGTCCTGCTGCTGCTATTCCTGCTGCTATTACTGCTGGTGCTGGCATAATCTGTTTTTTTTGACTTTTAAGCCTATTTTAAAGCTGTTTTTTCGCTTTTCGTTCGTGTCGTGCCTCCTTGTCCTCATCGCTTTTTTACCGCCCTTTTTAGGCTTAGTGTCAATTAGCACTAATATATCAAGTGTGTATTAGTGCTAATTGCGAAGCTTAAGCCCTTCGGGCTTATGCTTTTTTTAAAATAAAAAAGGTATTTTTTATTGATTTTCATTGTTTTCGGATATGTCCTCAACGTCTGTGACTACTGACTTTTTCTTTGATTTTGCTTTGTTTACTTGGTCTTTTATTCTTTCTGTAATGTCTTTAAGCTCTTGTCGAGCTTGTTCTGCTAGTTCTTCGCGTTCCGCTAGATCTAACTTTTCAACATCTATTTCACTTCCGTCTGGTCCTTCGAATATTGGGGTTTTTGTGCCCTCCAATGGTAATCCTTTGGCATATCGCACCAAGAGTTCGCGCAGAGTCATACTCTGATCCGGAACTGTCTTGGATGGTTCGTTATTTACTTGTCCCTCATCAGGGACTGCGTTGAATTGGTTTTTAATTTTCATATTTTTTGTCTTTGTTTGGCTTTTTTGTGTGCTCGTCTAAACTCGTTTATGTCTTGTTCAACTTTTATCCTTTCTGGTGTCTGTTCTTCCAGTTCTTGTAAATATTCTTGATAAACTGAAATACGAAATTTTTCGCCATCGTTATATAATTTATCTTTATAATATCTAGGAATTGAAGCCTTTTTTCCGTCCTTTAATGGCAAATAGCACCTTTCTTCAAGGTTTGCTTTATGCCACTTTCTGGTCCTTTCGTTTAAATAATTTGCGCCTATTTTCTTACTCATTATTGAAAACTCTTTATTTCGGTCGTCTCCGTTATACATTGGTATCCGCTTGTCTTTGCTGCAATACTTAAGGGTATAGCCAATACTGGCATCAGAAACGCTACCAAAGTGACTATGACCGATAGGCACACTATCAATACTCCAAGCACTCTCAACATCTTCAGGGTTACTATTAAACAAAATAATGTGATAGTGGGGGCGCTGAGTTTTATCCCCATATTCGCCAACTGCATAATAAGATATTTTCTCATTTGTAAGTTTTCTTAAACGTTTAAAAAACTTTTGTAAATCTGTTTTCTGTAACGTCATTAGTCCACTTTTTGTCTTTGGCACTTTATCATCATCATACGTAAGTGTAACAAACAGAGCGGAATTGCACCGCTCTGAATGTTTTACTAACCTGAAACTCCATCCTGAAATTCTTCGTCTTAAACATGGTGGACACTTTCCACAAGGGAACGGAACATACCCGGTTGTTACTCCGTTTACTATATCCAGTTTCTTGTAA